TACTAATTGATTGGTTATATCTTCCGATACTAATTGTGATTCATACGTAGATAGCAAAATTCCTTCTAAAGTAAAAGCAGGATAGTTGTAAACATATTCTAAATTTCTTGTGCTAGTCATTAGAATCTTTCTGTTCCTGTTGGTCTACCACCACTAAAATTTTGTCCGCCTCCACCCGGTCCTGGACCACCACCTCCGTATCCAGTCATTGCTCCTTGAGTTCCTACATTACTTTGACTTGCACCACCAAAGTTTCCACCTTGATTGCCTTGACCTCCACTTAAAATAGATGGTGGAGCTGTTGGTGTAGTGATTTGTGGCATAGTTCCTGTCATTGCAGCAATATCTGCTAAAACTTGAGGATTTGTTTGTGCTGCTTCAGCCATTGCTTGAATATTTGCTGCACCTGCTGCAGTTCCAGGACTTGCTGGACTTGGGGAACCTCCAAAACTAGGTCTACCAAGTGGTCCAGGTCTAGTCATTGTTTGTGTTATATTATCTGATACCATTCCACTACCCATTAAACTACCTGGAGCTGCAACGCTTCCTGTTCCAGTTCCTGCTGTATAGTCACCTATACCATAAGGGTCAGTACCATAAGTTACATTACCTTGTTGATCCATTGTCATGGTTGAAGCCTCTGGATTCCAAGTAGTTGCACCTTCTGGTTTATTTACAAAAGCCTCTGGCTCATATTGTCCTGTTTCTTCGTTATATTTGAATTTAGTTCCTTGTGGTAAATCTACTAATCCTGCAACTACACCTAATAATCCAGGCAACATTGTATAGTTAGGAAAATTATATGCAGTTGGGTTTACTGGATCTGGTCTACCATTTCCGCCACCACCTGTAGCACTTGTTGTTCCTGTTGCACCAGTACCCATTAATCCTCCAGTACCTGCTTGGCTTCCAAAAAATTGTCCAAAAGCACCAGGTGTATAAGTTCCAAATGCTGTGCCAGTTCCTGTGCCAACTCCTGTCATAGTTCCACCCATACCAGTCATTTCTGGCATCATAAATTGGTTAGTTGCTGGATCAAAATAATTTTGTGGCACACCTTGTATTGTTCTTTCTGACGTAGGTGTATATGTAGCAAATGGACTAGATTGACGGATTTGATTTCCTAACAAACCAGTTTGTGCTTGTAATTCTTCTAAAAATGTCATTATCTATATCCTTCTTTAATTGCTTCTATGTCAATTCCTTGTGCGTCTGTCCACGTAGATGCTGCTGGAACTTGTAAGTTAAATCTAAAATATCTTGCACTTTTATGAAACGGTATGGTTCCTGTAGTGTGCATTGAACTTTCTGCTGTCGTTGACGCAGTTTCAGCTACTTTGTTTCTAAAACTCAACGAGCCCGTAGCAGATGATGTATCTACAATAGGTCTAACGTGAGTTACTAAAGACCTACTTTGTGGAAATATTTCTGTTTCTGCAGTACCTATTTCTGCTTTTAAAGTATCACCACCAAAGGATCCTAATTTATGGTCAGTGTCAAATACACCAACAGAACGTAATCCACCAGAGAACAAAGCACTATCTAACGAAACCGTAATAGCATCTATGTCGTTTGTACCTGATGCAGGGTAATCATCTAATTCTTCTAATGTATATCCTGCTGACAAGAAATCTATAATAACTTCGTGGTCTATTTCAACTATTGACCAACGATTACTAGCTATATGGTAAATTAATATTTTATCGTTTTGCGTACTTGAGTTATTACCTGTAGCAGATGGGTAAGACCACATTACTAGTTTGTTTTCGTGGTCGTATGATGCTCTTACTCTTTCTCGTAATGATTGTTTTAAATCATTATAAAAAAAACGGTCTACTTTGTTAGCACCAATAGGTTTTGCAGCAGAACCATCTGTAACATAAAAACCATCCTCAGATAAGAAGTAAACTAAATTACCAACCTGAATTACGTTTTTGCCTTGTACAGCTCCTCTGTTATCTTCAACACGCCTAAAAGAAAAAATAACATTACCACCACGATAATCCATTCGTGTAATTCTATTTTCTTGAAATATCAATCCGTATTGTCCACCAGTAACACCTGTAATTACTCCGCCTTCAGGTAATGTTTCTGAGTCAGCTTGATTAGTACCTGCTGTCCAACTTGTTGCACTGTTTACTGCTGACCATTGTACTTTGTTTTGTGCAGACGGTTGAAACCCTGTGACTACAAAGTTGTTTACAACTGCAGCGTGTCTAAATGTTGGAGGTGAACCTCCTAATGCAGCAAAGTCAGATGATGAATCTAATGTCCAGGCTTGAGGTGCATCATCACCATTAAATGCTATAACAACTTCACCAAACCTTATAAAATCCCAATAAAAATTATCTGAGAAACTAAATGTCGTTCCACCACTTTCATCTACAAAAGCATTAGATGTTAATTTATATAGCTTGGTTGCGTCACCAGCAAATATACTAACTACGCCACCATCAGATTTAAACGACCTAGCTCCTTGACATCTTGCTGTTAGTGCATTGCTTGAAGTAACAGCTATGTTCTGAAAAGGTCTATAACTGTTAGCAGCAGGAAATACATTTAAGGCTTGTGTAGTGCCAGGATTTACGTGATCTGGTAGGTCTGGTAGCCATTCTCCAAAAGGTACTTGCATTATCTTACGTTATCAAAATTGTTAATGTTAATTCCTGTTCTTTGTACTAAAGGCGAACCATTATATTTATCTTTGCTATCAGCAATTTCTGCTTGTTGTAATGCAGCCTCATATTGACCTTTAAATTGTGCAACGGTTTGTGGGTCCATTCCTCGTAAAAATGTAGAACCAAAATATAAAGCACCAAATAAATATATATCAGGATAGTTTGTTAAAATATGATTAGTTGCTGTAGATGAACTTATAGGGTCAAATGCTTTGTAATAACTTAATCTAGCAGTGTACGTAGAATCTGGTACAGGACTAAACCTAAAGTTTGATCCTTCAATAGAGTAGCCTCTTGGTTGTCCAGAACTGTCTGAGCCTGTTGTTTCAGCTTGATGAAACGGTGTCATTAATACTAATGTTCTATCAGGATTAGGACTTGTTAAAACAAAACTTCGTACTTTTAAAAACCCAGTAGGCAAAGCCTCTGTAGCTGCGTCTATTGAAAAAGAAGCATCTACTGTTTCCATTGGTCTTATTCTTAATCTACGATTAAAGTCAGCTTCTGTTAAATCTATAAAGTCATCTATTTCAGAAGTAAGATCATCTCTTGCTAAGAAGTTTGCTATTGCAGTTTTTAAGTTTGCATAATTATCTAAAGCCATTATAATTTCTTATCTCCTGTTCTAAAAAACATATACTCATTACTGTTTACCATTTCCCTAATAATGTTTTTTTGTTGTTCACTATCAAGTTTGTAAAAGTTAGAGTGACCAAATCTTTCTTTGGTTTTTACTTTTAATGCAATCACAGGTATCTGTGCTATGCGTTGTAAATCACCTGTTTGTGCTTCAGGTATATGATTACGAAATGTTTTATTTTGTTCTAAGATAGGGGTTGTATCTTGTCTACTTCTTACAACAAGTTTTCTAGTACCCCTATCAATGTGAATTTGTTGGTTAGGATTATAAATATCCTCCATACTATAACTCCGTTAAAGTTACATCGTATGCGTCTATTAAAACTCTCCATCCATAAGTTGAACTCATATATACAAGACCAATACCAGTATTTTCTGTAGTTAATGTTAGGTCTGCAGTACCACCTTGTATTTTTAAACTGTTTCTTGCAACTGTTAAGTTGTTGTTGTCAAATGACGCTGTTGAATCAAGTATGTGTATTTCATCTCCGACTGCAGGTGAAGCAGGAAGTGTTAATGTCCAAGCACCGCCAGATGTGTCAGCAAGAACTCTATCTCCAGCTACTGCTGTATAGTTAGCAGTTTTGGCTGTCCATCTTTTTAATGCTCCATTTAATGCACCAGTTGTAGTTATAGAATCAATGTATGCGTCTTTAAAGTACAAAGAGGAAGTACCTAAGTCTACATCTGAGTCTGTTTCTGGTGCTAATACGCCATCAGCTAAAGTTGCTTGTACAGTTCCTGCAGTTCTAAAACTAAATTTATCAGCACCGTGATCGTAATAAATTTCACCCGAGTTTACAGATGCGTTATCACCAAATTGTATAATACCTATATTATCTGCATTACCTGTAATAAAAATACCTGGTCTAGTATCATCTTCAGTACGTATTGGTGCTAGTGAACTATTTGTTGAATGATTTACAGCATCTCTAACTACGTGCAATTTAGCAAGTGGTGTAGCTACGTTTACCCCTACACTTACAGGTATGCCTTTAAATATATTTTCTACTGTGATTTTTTTAGTAGCACTAGCATCTGCATCTACAATAGGTAACGAATCACCTGATGCTGTTGTTGTTAATGCTGTCAAATCACTAATCTTACTGTCAGCCATTTTTTATCCTCTTTTTAGTTTGTTTTTTTCTTTGGTTGTTTTTTTTAAGTTGTTCAGAACTTTTTTCTCTTTCTTTAAGGATTTTACAAAGTTCTTCAAAGCTCTTTACTATGGTCATCTACGTTTGCCTTGACCACGATATTTTTTAAAATCTTGTTTCTTTTTTTTATTCATTGAACTTGTTTTGGGGTTACGACCTAAAGAAGTACCATTGTGTGTAGCTTCGTGTTCGTTATAGGCTTTCCACTTTTTTGCCACTAATTTGAAATTGGAGTATCTGTTTCATAAGAAACACCGACTCCTTGTTCTAAAATAATATTATCGCCACCTTCTTTTAATAGGTAAGTTAAATCTTCTAGTAATACCGCATCATTAGGCACATCTGTCCTACGGTTACGGTAACGATCCTGACTTCGTATTGAAAAAAAAGCTGGTTTCATTATTGGGTAAGTTCAGTTACTCTTGATGTTCCAGTAGTAGAACCTACTCTTAGTACAGCTACTTTACTTGCTGGAGCCACTCTAAAATATTCTACAGTAAATGCAGGTACAATTAATGATGATGAACTTGCAGTAGGTGAACTACCAAATTCAACATAAGCATCTACAGTTGTTACAATTCTTACTTCTCTAGTTTCCGATCCAAACGCACTTGACGCAGCAGAGGTTGAACCTGCAGCTACTGTCTGTGTAGTTGACGGTTTAAATGTTGTTGGAGCTTTATTCATTTGTTTTCCTTCTTAGAATTATTCTAAAGTAAGGGAGCCGAAGCTCCCCTACTAATTAGTATTATTGGTTAATATCTAAAATGATACCGTGTGCGGCTTCATTTCGTACTTCCAATGTGTACTCAACTAAAAGTTGTTTCTTTTCAGAGTCACCAGTTTTGGCAAGATCTTGAATTTGGAAATCTCTTAGGTAAGCAGCAGCTAACATATCACGCTGTAGGATGAATACATCTTTAGCGTCAGTAGTAGCCATTACTCTGTTTGGTACAATACGAAGATCACCAAAGTCTGAGCTATAAACGTCAATAGCTGCATACTCTGTTTTATCTCCTGCAGGACCAAAACGAGTTGTATTAGCATTAAAACCAGATATTACTTGTTTTACTGATGGTGGACATACTAACATATCCATTTCTCCACCTGAAACGTAAACTTCTTTAATAACTGTTTTTAGAATTGCTTCAGTTAAATCTCTGTCTGTACCTGAACCAGGTAAGTCAGTACCAGAACCAGTAGAAAGTGAACCACTTGTTCCAGCGTCACCGTTAGTTTTTAACCAAGTAGGAATAGATCCTAGCTCTCTAGCGGCAGTTGCTGAACCAGCAGCTTGAACATTCGGCTCGATAATATCGAACTCCATATCTTTCTTTAGTTCTTTTGATTTTTTAGCAATCTGGTAAGCCATTTCGTCAGCTCTACCTGCTGCATCTACAGCAGATTGTGTACCAGAAAGTGCAATTACTTTGTCAGAAATTTGACAATAGTTAAATGCTCTAGTCGTTGCAGTCATAGCATCAATAGTTGCGTCATCACCTTCAATAACTGCGTTAGTTGCAGGTGTAGCAAGGCTATCTAGTTGCCATTCGTGCTTTGTTGATTTTGCGGTTGTACGAGGTATTGCACTTAAAATTGGGGTATCCTCTGGAGAAACATTATAGATTACATCTACTAAATCCTCTCGAATACCTACAGTTTCAAATGTATCGTACAAGTTAGTTGGTTGTGCCATTACAGCCTCCTTCTTGTTATACTAAACTACGAAACAGTTTAGCTGCATCTGCAACCTTACCAGTTTTACGTAGCTTTGAGAGTTGTTGACGTCTAACTTCCGCTTGTTGTTGACCTTTTGATTTTGACACACCACCTTTTACAACTTTAGGAGCATTGACCGCTTTCTTTTTAATTTCTGGTTTAGCTTTTTGAAGATTACGATAATTCATCGCATCTCTAACAAGTAAAACATATCTGTGGTCATAAACAGAATCAATCTCTTGATTGTTAAAGCCAACTGATGAAAGATAATTCCTCATTTGTTTTTTAAACTCGGAACTCTTTTCAGGATGATTCATCTCTGGTACTTTAACAGATAACTGTTTCTGTTGTTCTTCTAAGTATTTAGAAAACTCTTGAGTTTGTAACTCTTGAGTTTGTCTTTGCACTTGCTGTAGCTGTTCGTTTTTCTTTCGCATTTTATGCTCTAGTCTGGCAGCTTCGGCAGGATCTTCTTCGTATAGTTTTTCAAAGTCAATCTGTGCATATTCTTGTTGTAATTGAGATTGTGCAGCTTGATTAAGTTGGTCAAGTTTTGCAAGTTTCGTTTCAACGTCTTTTTTTGATCGTTCTACAAAGTCACTTGACTGTTGTTTTTCAGCAGCAAGTTCCTGTGTTTTACGAGTGTAATCTGCATTTCGTTGATACCCTTGAATTAACTCATCTTGGGTCACCTCATAGTCTGTACCATCAATGGTTACAGTGTAAACAGGCTCCTCAGAGTTTTCTTGTATATCAGTCGACTCAGATAATTCTTGCCCCTCTTCGTAAGATGATTCTTCGATTGGAGCATCGGTTATTTGTGAAGATTCTTCAATTGGCGTATCCACCTCTTGAGTTTCTTCTGGTGTAGATTCAGCTTGTGCTTCTTCTACTGGTGTATCGGCAGACTTATCTCCAGTCATCAGACCTTTGATTAGGTTTCCTGCTTCGATAACATTAGTTGATTGGCTATCAGCCATAACAACCTCCTTGTTAAATGTTACACTCCCTTATGGGTTGGTGTATTCGATTTAAGTCGAATTCTTTTTAAGCTGTTGGATTTGTTGTGCAGCGAGTTTGCCTGTGTCCATTACGGTACGAAAGTGGTTTTCCACTTTGTCAGTAAGGTGATAGGCTAACCATAAGACTTTTCTTTCTGCATCTTCATTGTGTTTTGTTTGTATTAAAGCATCTTGATACTCTTTTTTTAAGAGTTCAAACGCCTCTTTAAACAATGGTTCATCAAGAAGTAATTTGGCTTTTTCGCCTCTTGATACTTCTTTACTTAGATTGGTTTTGTCCATTAGTTACGTTTTGCATGATTTGTTGTGCTTGGTCAAGTTGTTTATCAATGCTTTTTTGAGCTTGTTCTCTTATCTTGCCTTGCTGAACTAAATCTTCTTTTGCAAGTGCTGCATCACGCCTTATTTCAGCTTCATTAATTTTTGTTCCGTATTGTAGCTCAAGTTCTTTAATTCTAGTTTCAAACTTCAGTATCATTTCTTGATAGCCTTTTTCTAATTCTTTTATTCTAATTTCACTATCTATTTGTTTCCTGTAGTTCTCACCTTGAACTTGTAATTGAGATACTTTCTCAAACTCTGTTGGTTGTGGTGGCTGTGGTGGAGGCATTTGTTGCATACCTACATCAGGGTCTGTAAAGAACAGACCAGCATTTTTTAATCCAGCGTTTTCTACAATTTTTGCAAGTGTGTTGTAGATGTTTCTAAGATTCACCATTGGACCAGCAGGAGTACCTTGTAACTCCAATGCTTTTAATTGAGTTTGTAAAATATTGTTTAGGATTGCAAGTTGTTGATCTCTTGATCCTGTACCTAAACCCACGTTAATTGAAATGTTGCAACGATTACGCCACTCCATTGGTCTAAATGGTACGAATGTATTTCTAATTTTAATAATACGTTCTTTATCTTGATGTTTAACCACCAATTCAAATATCTTTGTAAACATATCTTTAACACCTGTTTCGGCAAAGATACGTGCAATCAACTCAACCCTCATTTGAGCTTGGGTTAATATTACATTAACACCAGTTGCTGTTTTGTTTAGAGAGTCAGCATCCATGCCTTGTGAGTATCTTGTTATTCCTGTACGTTGTTCTCTTACTGTGTCAAGATATTCAAGGAGTGGAAATGCTTGTTGATTAATAGTTTGTGTTTGCATTGGCATCATAACTTGACCTGGAGAACCTTTAGTTCTTACTACACCACCTGGTCGGTTAGTTAGTAGATCGTCAAGATTTACTTGACCATCCATTACTGCAACTCTGTTGTTGTTTGTTAAATACATATTATCTAACAACTGCCTCATCACTGTAGACTTAATGAGTTGTAAGTCCTCAGTCATTTCAGAAACTGATCTACCAAAGAATCTGTGTGGAACCATAATTGGTGTTAATGAAACGAACGGTATGCTATCGCATAGTTCGTTGTCTAATATTTCATAACCACCAGTACCTGCAATAGTTATTTTTCTTAACTTGGCAATGCCATCACCTTCAACGTCAATGCGTGAGTAACATTCAAATATTGTAATTTCATCTGTAGATGCTTCACCTGAATTACTATCGAAGTCATAATCTAAATTACGATGACGTGCTATTTTTTCTTCATTGTATTTGTCAGCAACATCACTAGGTAATCTACTAACTATGTCTGCATCAAATCCTGCTTCAATTAATTCTGTTCTTGTAACTGTTGTACGGTGTGCAAGGAAATTTGCATCTTGTAAACTTTTTGCTCTACGTTCTATCAAAAATTCTTCAGGTGGTATTGTTTCTATTTTAACTTTTCCATAAGTTTCTGTGCGTGTAATAACACAATCGTGTAGCATTGGTGTTGGTGCATCTTCTATTTGTTGCATCAACATTGGGTCATCTGTTTGTTCCATCATTTTTTGTTTTGCAGTGATGGCATCTTGGTCTGCGTATTCCGTGTGTTCTTTAACGTCTACACCATCCTCATCAATAAGCATAATGTATTCATCTTCACTTAACTTTTCGTAAGTTTCTTGTTCTTGTTTTTGAGATGTGTCCCAGTATATCTTTGCAATACCGTTTTTTTGTATTAAGGCATCTTTAAATAGCGTGTAAAGAGCAACAAACCCATCGTTGTCTTTATTAAAAACGTAGTTTAAATAATCACTAGCTTGTCTTGCAACTTCTTCATCTTCTGCAGTCACAGGATCGCATCTAACTACGTCATCACTTGCTGCAAACGTTCTTAACAATGTGGGTAGTATTGATTCAATAACATCACTAACATCTGTTGAAACAACTTGTGATCTACCTTCTTGTTCGTTGCCGAATGGTTCACCAAAATAATACTCCAAAGATTTTTGTCTTTGGCTTGTTACGTCTGAACCTATGTAACCTAATGATGAACTAATTTCAGAATGTAATATTGAAGAAAGTTCTGAATCTGTTAATGGTTTTCCTTTTGTCATACTAAACTATATACCTTGTATCTACGTTAATTTCTCTAGCCCATTGACTTTTAGTGTCAGGGTCTATTGCACAACCATAACGAAACGCATCGGCTCCGTGTGAACTCCAATCGTGCAAGGGTTTATTTTTAAATGTCTGCATCTTATCATCAAACTCTTTACGGTACTGTCGCAAACATTCAATACCAAGTTTACAGCGATTACGGTCAAACCAACATCTATCAAGTGTGTTTCTAACAGACTCAATACCGTGTTGTATTTCTAATTTAGGACATACATCAAAATTAATTCCAAGTTCTCTTGCAACTTCTAATCTTGATTTACCTGTACCCAATTCACGTGCCACAATGTCGTGTGGTGCAATGTGCCTACCGTAGTTGTATGCTTTATCTTCAAGAACACCTGCATAGTGTGCAAGTGATTCTCCAGACGTTTCGTAATAATCTATGAGGTGTACCTCATCTCCAACTCTTTGTGCAAACCAAATGGAAGTAGAATCACCTATTCCTAAATCCCACCACGTTTCCACTTCAATATTTTCATCGTAATCTACTTCTGTAAGTCGATTTTCTTTTTCTGCTTTCTGTATTTGCTTACCGTAATAAGCACCAGATACTGCAGCTTGGAAACTACATTCAAACTCTTGTTCGTACTGATCTTCTGGCATTGTAGCTCTAGCTTCATCCAATTCATCAGCATCTATAACTTCTGTTTCAGAAGCTCTATATAAAACTGCTTTCCAATCTCCACCTCTACGTCTTGCAAGATCGTAAACATCCCAAAACTGATTATGACCCATTGGTGTACCAATGAATATAACATAGCCTAGTTTGTCAGAAACTGCAGGTCTAACTACTTCAGTCCAAGTACGAGGCGACATTAAAGCGAACTCATCCATACAGACACCATCAAACCCCAAGCCTCTAAGGGCATCTGGGTTGTCAGCACCGAATATTTGTAAACGTGAACCATTCCATAGGTCTACCTTTAATTCGGTTTCGTGTCTACTCCCCCC